TGTGATGTCACCCGAAAAGGTGGCATCGGTGTTTGAACAGCTGGATCAAGAGCTTGGGTTTGATGTCCTGTGGGACACCAAGCTGCGGGATCCCCAGGCTATCCATGGGTTTTCTGAACCTGAGGTCGAGTTGGTGAAGTTCGCGGAGTTCGAAATGTCACGTGAACATTGGGACGCAGCGTGCGATGCGGGCCTGTTGGATGTCTTCGAAGACGACACCAAACGGGCACTTCGCCAGCACCCCGAGGTGTTGGACGAATACACCGGGACCCCGGTGCTCCAGCACATCCTCGACGGGCTCGAATCCCTTGGGATCGTCCAGGGGGACAACTGACGGATAATCATGTATCGTGATGGCGATTCTGTAGCGATGAGGTGACTCTCGCGTGGACCAGAAACCCAGATGTCAAAAATTTCATCCCTATTCAATCGCCCAGAAATTCATCCCCTTGTACTCGACGTCGGGCTCGTTGAAATCTTTGGGCCCGAGTGGATCACGTGGGATGGGGACTCCGTCGCGATGGCGGCGGCGAGACAATCGGGCGGATCGGTAAGTCGAGCTACACAGTCGAAAATTAACGGGTTGCTTGTGCTTCACGGTACCCATGGGTATTGGGAAGACTGGCGGGCATTTGAGGATGTCTCCTGGGGACTGTCGGGCCATCAGGTTGACCTCGCGCAATTGACCCCCTTGACCGCCGTGGTGCTGCTCTATGGGTACCGCACGGCCAAGTGGATTGATTCCAAGAGTGAATTCTCTGATGACGTCATTGCCTACATCTTGGCCGTGATGTTGAGCGAGCAGTTCAGTCTATTGCCTACTGACCTTGGGTTCCTGCAGTCACGATTTCTTGAGGCTAATCCATTGGCCAGCAATAGGGCCGAGTTGGTGAAGGCGGGGTTGATCGCTGGGATCAAGACTCCAGCGAGCAATACCGAAGAGAATGCGATCTCGGTCGAGTTACTTCGACATTCGAATTTGGAAACAGTGTTGGCATCCTCGTGTTCCATCGAGATCATTACCCAGCAGGCTGATGCATTTGGGCTAGGCCGTACCGTGCGGGCAGTATTGGAGGTTTAGCATGAGTGTTACGTTTGGTAATCCAGATCGGCCCTCTACGGTTACGGACTTTGTCGCGCGGGGCGGTACCATTCGGTACCCAAACCCCTTCTTCGACGTGGCCCAGACCTACATGCCGACCACGGTCAAGCACCTGTTTAGTTTCTGCAAGACCTACTATCTTGGCAACGGGCTGGTCAACAACGTGATCAACCGGATGGCCTACTACCCAGTGACTAAGCTCCGGTACGGCCAGAAGACCAAGAACAAATCCACCGACGATTATGTCGAATTGTTTGAAGAGCAACTGAACCTTGAATCCTTCCTCATTGAGGTTGGGGTCAATGTCCTGGTGTTCGGCAACGCCTACATGTCGGTTCACTATCCGATCCGCAAGATGCTCACCTGCACGGCGTGCAAGCATGAGATGGCGGCCGACACGGTAAATTACAAATTCGAGCGATTTGAATTCAAGCTTAGTCCTTGTCCTCGATGCGGTTCCGTAGCGATCGCTACAGTACGGGACATGGCGATAGCATCGTCCAGGAAGATCAACTTGATCCGATGGGACGTGATGGACGTGGAGGTGTTTTTCAACCAAGCCAACGGGATGTCGTATTACATCTTGTCGGTCCCCATGACCACTGCCAAGGCCATTACCGAGGGCAACACCCTGTTGATCAACGATACGCCCCAGGTGTTTATCGATGCGGTCAAGCGAAAGGAGAAGATTCTTCTCAACAGCCAGAATGTATTCCACATGAGGCGCCCGAGCCTCGCGGGCCAGGACATGGGCCTGGGGATCCCGTTGGTTCTCCCGGCGATGAAAGACCTCTACCTCATGCAGGTGTTGAAGAAGTCCCAAGAGGTCATTGCCCACGAACATATCGTGCCCTTGCGGATCCTCCACCCCGCTACCTCAACAAACGTGGATCCAATCCAAACGATGGATTTGACTTCATGGCAATCGACTGCCCGGTCAGAGTTGGCCCGTTGGCGGCAAGATCAAAACTATATCCCGATGCTCCCGATGCCCATTGGGTTCCAGTATCTTGGGGGCCAGGGAAAATCACTCCTGTTGACCAACGAACTCAAGCAGTTGTCCGAGAGCATCGTGATGTCGTTGAACGCTCCAATTGAGTTTGCGTTCGGCGGTTCGACTTACAGTGGCAGTAGCGTGACCCTCCGGATGCTGGAGAACCAGTTCCTACGCCACCAGAGCCAGCTACTTAAGTTGGTCAAGTTCATCACTTCGTCGATCTGTAATGTCCTTCGGATCGAGCCCCCTACGGTTGAGTTTACTTCACTCCGGACGGCTGACGATATTCAGCGCAAGAGCATCCTGATGCAGCTGAACCAGATGAATCGAGTTTCCGCCAGGACATTGCTCGAGGAGTTCAACCTTGATCCTGCTGATGAAGAGAAGATGATCGAAACGGAGCTTGGGGCTCGTAACCGGATGGAACAAAAGCAATTCCTCCAAAGCGCTGAGAACCAAGGCAAAGCCCAGGTGATTGGCGCCAGGTACCAAAGCAACGCCCAGATGGAGGCCATGAAATCGACAAGCAGGCTCCAGGGAATGCCCTCGACCCAGGCGCAAGCCCAGGCGGAACAAGGGGGTGTCCAAGGAAGTCAGCCCGGGGGCCAGCCCGAAGGTCAGGAAGGCCCCATGGTGTTGTCGGAAAAGCAGATCAAGTCTGCAGTCAAGGAATTGGCAGGGTTGCAGGAAGGGGAACGGGCCCAGGCGCTCCAGCAATTGGGTCAGAAGATTGACCCCCAGAGCCTCCAGATGATCATTGGGATCCTGGGCCAGAAACCCAATGACAATATGAAACCACTGCCGGATCAGCGGCCGCCTCGGCGCCACAAGGCCCTGGTGTAGCCGGTGGCATACTTTACAACTGAGGAATCCGACGGTCACGCTAAAGACGCGGTAGAACGGGCGATCAAAGAAGTCTTCACCGACATAACCGTGGGGGACAAGACCTTGCGGCTTGACGGTGTGCAGGTAGACCAGCGGCTTGACCCCCAGGATTACGAATCTCAGCGCCAAACCAAGTTGAAATCAGGGGTCTGGGGGATGTCGGTCTCGGGGCTGTTCTCGCTGTTGGATCAAAATGGAAAGGTCAAGGACACGGGTCGGGTCAAGCTCATGACCTTGCCGCAGAAGACTGCTCGCCATACCTTCATCTTTGGAGGCCAGGAGTATCAATTCGATACTCAGTTTCGACTCAAGCCAGGGATATACACCCGGGTGACGGACGCGGGAGAGTTTGCCTCCAGGATTTCGGCCGAGGGGAAATATTACCGCAATACCGAAATATTCTTTGATCCCCAGACCAAGGTCTACACCCTTGGGGTAGGGACTTCCCACGTACCCCTCGCGACCCTGTTGGATCTCATGGGGGTGTCGGTCCAAGAGCTTGAACTTGCGGTCGGCAAGGAGGTCGCAACCGCGAACCTGGGGAAGGCGAAGCCCGGGGACTACAGCAAGCTCTACAAGGCGTTGTTCGACCTGGACCCTGGACCTAAACCGGATTACCAGGTGATCGTCCAGGCGCTCCATGACAGCAAGCTTGATCCTGATGCCACCGAGTACACCACGGGCATGAGGTTATCTTCGGTCGACAAGACCGCGATCCTCACGACCATGAAGAAACTGTTCAAGCTGGTCAGAGGGGAGACAGAGGAGGATGACCCCAACAGCCTGGTGACCAAGTCGGTCCATTACTACGAGGACTATCTTCGTGAGTGGATCCTGAAACATGGAAGCGAAGTACGGCGAAAGATTTCCAACAAATTGCCTCACGCCAATAAGGTGGAGGATACGATCTCGACCTCCATCCTGATGCCGGCGATCGGGAAGCTCTTTACCGCGACCCCGTTGGCTCAACGGCGCGAACAGCACAATGTCGTAGACATTCTGTCGGGTACCGGCAAGACAACGCTCCGGGGTCCCGGGGGGATATCAGACCCCAACATGATTCGGGACGACATGAGGACGATCCATTCGTCCCACATGGGGTTCTTGGACCCGATCAAGACACCGGAAGGTTCGACCATCGGGACAACCTTGTTCTTGTCTTCGTTGGCCAGGAAGCGGGGCAACGAACTGGTCGCGACCTTCATGGACGTGAAGACTGGCAAGGAGGTGGACCTCACGCCCAAACAAGTGTTCGACACCGTGGTGGCGTTCCCTGACGAGTATGACTTTGAGGTCAAGCCACCGAAGGCAAAATCCAGCAAGGTGATGGCTTCCCACCGGGGTGACGTGCGAGACTACCCGCCATCCGAGGTTCAATACGTCCCAGCTTCCCAGGCGGGACTGTTCCACCACACGACCAACCTGATCCCTTTTCTTCGATCGAACAACGGCGTCAGGGCCATGACGGCGTCTCGTCAGATCGAGCAGGCCATCTCCTTGACCCATCGGGAAGCCCCCCTGGTACAACTGAAGTACGGTCGCTCCGATTCGACCGCTGAGCAGGGGTTCGGTCGCTACCTTGGGGCCAGCCTCAGTCTAGTGGATGGTGAAGTTTCGTCTGTCCGGCAAGGCAAAATCATCGTGAAGGACAAGGCCGGGGCTTCCTCGGTAGTCAACACGTATCGAGATTTTCCACTCAACAACTCCAAGGGGTACATCAACTCCGAGGCCTTGGTATCCGTGGGGGATAAGGTGAAGAAGGGTCAGGTGTTGGCCGATACCAATTACACGAAGAACGGGACCCTTGCCCTTGGGACGAACCTTCGGGTCGCGTACGTCCCGTGGAAGGGCCTGTTGTTTGAGGATGCCTTGGCCATCAGCGAGTCCGCAGCCACCAAGCTGACTAGCGATCATCTCCACCAGTTCGTCGTGGAGTTGGGGGAGAAGTCGATCTCGGGTCGAGACAAATTCCGTAACTATTTTCCCAACAACATCTCCCATGCCCAGTCCCAGAAATTAGACTCCGACGGCGTCATCACGGTGGGGCAGGAAGTCAGCCGAGGGGATTACCTCTACGCGGGAATGTTTGAGAAAGAAGTTGATCCGGACAGCGAAGCGATCCTTCGGGTCGGGACCCGGGCGTTCCAATCGTTCGGTGACTCCTCGATCCAGTGGGAGAAAGATTACCCCGGGGTCGTGACCGCGGTGGAGAAGTTCGCCAAAAAGTACATCGTCCACGTGAAGACCAAGGAACCGGCCGTCGAAGGAGACAAGCTGGTTGGGCGCCACGGGAACAAAGGGATCATCAGCAAGATTGTCCCGGATGCCGAGATGCCCCATGACCTCGAGGGCAAGCCATTCGAAATCCTGATGAACCCCGCGTGTTACGACGACAAGACAGAAGTTTTGACAGAAAATGGGTGGTTGCCTTTCTCACAGGTTAGTCAAGGCGACGTCGTAGCGTCTATGCATCCAAACGGAGAGTTAGTATATGAAAGTGTGCTGGCAGTTCATCGAAGTTTTTATGTTGGGCCAATGTACAGGATCAAGAATAAAAAACTTGACCTTATGGTAACGCCAAACCATAGGATGTACACGCGAAAAGGAGACAGCAATGAGAAATCGCCGTATGAAATCAATGAAGCGAAGAAAATTTTTGGCCAGCGGCGCTACTACTTAAAGAATTCTGAAAAATGGGTGGGTAGTTCTGCAGAGGTTGTGCGCTTCGGAGAACCTGAAGATCGTGATGGTACTGGGCCAAAAGCCGACCCAAGAAAACTGGAAATAGCCCCCAGTGAATTTGCCGAGTTCCTAGGAGTGTTCATCGCCGAAGGCTGGGCGTGTAGGCGAGAGGGTGGCATCTATGATGTGGGTTTAAGTCAGTCACAGAGATTGAATCCAGATAAATGCGTGGAGATCGAACGCTTTTTGGCTCTATTACCGTGGTCGTTTTCCAGGCGTGAAAGAGACAACGGTCAAGTTGAGTGGACTGCACGAAATAGGGAATTATGCCTTTGGCTCATGGAACATGTGGGCACAGGGGCCAAGAACAAACGTATACCACGCCAGGCACTGGCGTGGCCGAGCGCTACCTTAGAATTACTGCTTAACGGGCTCATGCTGGGCGATGGATCGACACGAAATTCACCTCAAACGTCCCACTACGACAACCGGAGGTATTTTACGGCCTCGAAAGGTCTGGCGGACGACGTGCAGGAACTTGCGCTTAAGCTTGGTGTTTCTGCACAGATAACGACACAAATTAGTTGTTTCAGAGAAACCGTTACGGATATCTTTGTGGTCAGTTTTTTGAAACGGTCAACACCTTCTGTTAATTGGCCAGGGAAAAAACATGCACAAGTGGAAAAGTGGGTACATTACGAAGGCGATGTATTCTGCTTGACTGTTCCCAGCGGGCTACTGTATGTTCGTAGGAATGGTGTGCCAGTATGGTCTGGTAATTCTGTCGTCGGGCGTGTGAACCTGGGGCAAGTGTACGAGACCCTCGTGGGCAAGGTGGCGGCCAAGACGGGGAACCCCGTGGTGGTGGACAACTTCGCCTCCGAGCAAGACAACCATAAGTACGTGGCCGACATGTTGAAGAAGCATGGGCTTCAAGATCGCGAAATCGTGGTGGATCCGGTCGACGGACCCACGGAAAACCCGGTGCTCACGGGCAACCAATACATCTTTAAGTTGACCCATCAGGTTGATAAGAAGCTATCGGCTCGAGGGGCAGTGTCCAAGACCACGGGGGAAAGGCTCCAGTACACGGGTGACAAGATTCCATCGAAGGGCGGTTCCGAAGGTGGCCAATCGATCGGTATCCTCGACACCTACGCCCTGTTGGCCAACGGGGCAACGGCGAACCTCAAGGAGATGTTCTCGTACAAGGGGGACGCTCAGAATGCTTTGTTTTGGTCAACATTGAAGAACGGAGGTGTCTTGCCGGCCGCCGAGGTGCCGTTCACCGCAACCAAGTTTCTCGCGCTCCTGGAAGCCATGGGGGTACATGTCAAGAAGGATGGCAATTCGCTCCAACTGCTCCCCATGACGGATCGAGACATCGAGACCATGTCGGCCGGCGAATTGAAGAACCCCGGCCAGGCGCTCGACGCGAAGCTCCGGCCGTACCAAGGGGGTATCTTCGATTCCCAACGGACCGGTGGGCTCCATGGCAAGAAGTACACCCACATGAACCTCCCGTTCCCCGTGGTCAACCCGGTGACGCGGGACGGTGCCGTCAGGCTGTTGGCCTACCACCATCCCGATCACGGCGGAACCCTTGTGGACAAGATTCTCGAGGGGCACCTGGGGTTGAATAAGAAAGGCGATATCGTCCCGGTCGTTGAAGCCACGGTCGTGGGGGGTGCGGCGGTGCAGAACCTGTTGGCCCGGATCGACGTGGACAAGAGCCTCAAGACCGTGGAACAGGATCTCGAGACCGCGGCACCGTCGAATGTCAACACGATCAACAAGACCCGCAAGTACCTCAAGGCCTTGAAGGAGTTGGGCTACACGGCCGACCAGGCCTACTGCCTTACCAAATTTCCCGTGCTGCCACCGTTGTTCCGCCCCATCGTGGTGAATAAGAACGGGACCATCAGCAACGAGGATATCAATGAACTGTATCGTAAGCTCGGGGAGACGATCGAGGCGGTGAACCAAGGGGATAAGAAGTTACCTCCCGAAATGATGGCCCAGCGGTCTGCCGCGATCCAGGACATGGTCGACGCTGTCGCGATCTCGGGGTACAGCGCCCACAACCGAACGATGAAGGGGGTGATGCAGTTGATCTCGGGCACGAGCCCGAAGTACGGATTCTACCAGAAGAAGGTATTGAAGCGTCGGCAAGACCTCAGCGCCCGCAGCACCATCGTGCCGAACCCCGAGCTCGACGTCGACACCATCGAGGTGCCGGACAAGGCCCTATGGGAACTGTTCGGCCCGTTCGTCACCCGGTCGCTCGTGCAGTCGGGATATCCGGTCGCCAAGGCGGCGGAGCATGTGAAGGACAAGACCGAGGTAGCCAAGACCGCGCTGCTCAACGAGCTAAAGGATCGTCCCGTCCTGATGAAACGAGATCCTGTGCTCCACAAGTTTGGTATCCAGGCGTTCCATGCGAAATCTTCGTCCGGCAACACGATTCGGATTCCCCCGAGCGTGACGACGGGATATGGGGCAGATTTCGATGGGGACCAAATTTTGGACACTGTTGTTGTATTTGCAACGGATTCGGTTTTGTGCCAGCATATACTGGAACAAGGAGCCGAAGACATGACTGCACGTTTGAAAACTGTGTTACCGACGATGGACATCCACGGGATGGTGTTCCTGTTAGACTTGCAGGATTTTCCTCACGGTGAATTGATTGGAGCTAAGCAAGGAGAAAAGGGTCCCATCGAGTTCTACGCGGTGCCCAATGGAGTTTACGTTCTAGCCTTAGATGAGACTGTCGGCGCACTGGTGTGGTCACCCGTGACCGTATGGTCGAAGCATCTGGATCGTGAAATAGAGATCATCACACTGGCATCTGGACGACAGATCGTATCGGACGACGATCCCCGTGCGGTCTACGGAATGGCCGCTGGTACGTTACTTTACGGACGCTTTCAACCTGCTACCGCAGTCGAGTCTCGGGTGCTGGTTCCTCGAGGCCAGCGCTTAAGCATCCCTGAAATACTACACAATGCATTCACAGGGGCGGAGAACTCTAATAGGCCTCGATCACACCAAGTATTTCCGGAAGTTGTACTGACAGAGAAACTCGGTTATTTCCTTGGGGCTGCCGCTGGCGATGGATGGGTTTCTTCTATAGATCAGATCTGCCTAGCATCGATAGATGATGATGTGGTACTCCGGTTTGCCGAAGGCCTCGCGGAGATGATGCAGACAGGGCTTGTGCCTTTTAGTCTCGCGCACGTCACCACATCCTACGGTGAAAGCCGAAGAGCCTCGTTTTCTGCGAGTAGTGCTGGCAAAGTTCTCGCGGGATGGATTGGAAAAGGTGCGGAGAACAAACACTTGCCTCCGTTCTTTTTGACATCTCCATTGGAATTTAGAAGGGGCTTGTTCGCGGGGTTGATGGATACCGACGGATCGATTTCGGTTTCTACAGCTAAAAGCAAGCCTCAGTTGATGTCCAATTTTACGAGCATCAGTTTGCGCCTGGTTCGTGAGGTACTGTTATTAGCGGCGTCACTAGGAGTACGTGGACGTATCACGGCTTTTAAGTCGTCCTCTACAGGTAAGCCCTCATGGATAGTTAGCTTCTCAAACTACGATGTCAAGAGGTGGGGCGGCGCAGGTATGGCGTGCTCACATAAACTGGAGCTATTACGTTCAATCGAGATAGGGATTACCCCATCTCTCGTGCGCCACGATCTTGTTCCTATCTCTGTTTCCTTGGCCCAGCACATCTACAAAAGTATTCCTATGGAACGCAGCGCCCCGCAGGCTCGCAAGAATGCGTATTTCAACTTTAACAAGGCAGCGAAAGAAGGCTATGTAACACGAGATGCTGCTGAACGAGTCACATCTTACGTGTCAATAAATCAGATTGTGGCCCACCCCGATGGCGCTCTGTGGTGGAACATCGTCCAGCAGACGGATGTTACGTGGGACATGGTGGAATCCGTGGAGGTCACGGGTATTCGGGAGACGGGTTACGACCTCACGGTCCCGGGGCACGAGACCTTTATGAACGTCGAGGGTGTCGTGCTGTCCAACACCGTATCGGTCTACGTCCCGGCCACCGAGGCGGCGAAGGAAGAGGCCAAGGGTCTCGTCCCGAGCCGGAACCTCTTCGGCGTGAAGTCCGGATCCCTGATGCACAAGCCCCAGCATGAGCAGCAGTTGGGGCTTTACCTGTTGACCGAGGAGGGGAGGAACACAAACCAGGTGTTCCAAAGTTTCGACAAATTGATGGAAGCGTATGGCCGTCGACAGGTTCGCCTCCAGGACGTCGTGACCTTTGGGGGGCGCAAGACGACCTTAGGACGCCTCCTGGTGGCCAACGCGATCCCCATGGGTCGTCTACATGACGACTGGTACCAGAAGATCGCGTACGACCGAAAATTCCGTCTGGACAAACATCAGGTCAACAGCCTGATGGTCCAGGTGGGCAAGACCCAGCCGGCCGATTTCCCCCAGTTCCTCACGACCATGCGGCAACTGGGGGACAAGGCTGCCTTTACCCTCGGGGCGTCGGTCAGCATGGCGGATCTCAAGCCGATGAAAGATTTGGCCAAGCATCTTCCCAACGCCACGGACTCGGTCCGCCGGATCGAACAGTACAGCACGGCCCGTGATAAGGTCGAGCACGAGGCCAAGCGCCGGCTCTCGGCCCAGGACAACGGGTTGTACAAGACCGTTGTCTCGGGTGCCCGGGGGACATTCGACCAGTTGAAGCAGATTGTCTTATCGCCTGGCATGATTTCAACGGAGGCGGGCCGCGTGGCCCCCAAGCCGATCAACCGGTCGTATGCCGAAGGCTTGAAACTCGGGGACTACTGGACCACACTCCACGGGGCTCGGCTTGGCATGATCTCGAAGTCCCGCGGGACCGCGCTCCCGGGGTACCTGTCCCGCCAGATCATCAGCACGGTGGCAGATGCCCGGGTTACCACGGAAGATTGCCAGACGAGCCAGGGGATATACGAGGATGTGAAGAGTCGTGACATCATCGGGCGTTACCTGGCCAAGGCCCAGAAGATCGGGAACAAGTCAGTAGCTAAGGACACTCTTGTGGATGGCACGGTCGTGATGTCGGCCCGCAACGCAGGGGTATCGAAACTGTTGGTCAGGACTCCGTTGAAATGTGAAGCTCATGATGGCATCTGTGCCAAGTGTTTTGGCCGGTGGCACGACGGTAACGATCCGTCCGTCGGTACCAACATCGGGGTGATCAGTGGCCAGTCCCTTGGGGAACCCACGACCCAGTTGTCCATGAAGCTGTTTCATGAAGGCGGCGTGGCATCCAAGGCTTCGAAACTCGTGGATCAGTTCGCCGTGGCCGAGACCCTGCTGAAAGCGCCGCTTCGTCTTAAGGACGAGGCCGTCCTGAGCCAGGTGACCGGTACCGTGACATCGATCAACAAGACCGCGACCGGATGGAAGGTCTTCGTTGGGACCAAGGAACAATTTGTCCCGGCGTCCAGGACCCTGGAGGTTAAGGTTGGGACCAAGGTTCAACAAGGGGACAAGATTTCGTCTGGTCAGGTGAATGTCCACCAGCTCGCCAGCCTCGCGGGCATTGGGGCCGCGCAGAACCACATGGTAGGGTCTCTCCACGAACTCTACGGACCCCTTGGGGTTGACAAGCGCCACATCGAAACGGTGGTGCGCCACATGACTGACCTCGGGGTGGTGGATCAGGCCGACGGTGCCTCGGGGTTCGGGCGTGGTGATGTCGTCTCGATGGCCAAGATCGAGGCGTTCAACCGCCGCTACATGGCGCCCGACTGGGCCATTGGAAAAAAACTGGCGGAGAAGTACCTCAAGTATGGCCGTGGCACCGAGGTGACGGACCTGGTGGCCAAGGACCTCAAGGATCACAATATCAATAGGGTCAAGATTGAAGATGGCGGGGCTGTCAAGGCCAACCCAATGATCCGGGGGGTCAACACCATGCCCTTGATCCGGACGGATGATTGGGCAGCCAAGATGTCGTTCGAGCGACTCCGCGGCACCATGGAGACCGGGGTCCTGACGGCCGCGAAGGCCGACATAGCGGGTCGGTGGCCCCTGCCGTCCATCGGGTTCGGCAAGATTCAAGATCCCAAAACAGCAGGGTAATGGTGCTGAACCGCGATGATCAGCTCACGAGCCTGAAGTTACCAGACCCTGGGGGCGGGTGGGTACCGCCGGATCGGCCTGTCCTGATTGAAACGGCGGAAGTCGTGCGGGTGGATCCAGATCTGTGGACGTGTGATCTGGAATGCAAGTTCTCGGGCCGTAGACCGTCGAACATTGAGATCGGGGGCCTGGGGGTCAGTCGCAACGGCACCATGATGGGGTACATGCCCCAGGTGGGGGACAAGTGCATCGTGGCCCACCTGTCGGACGTCCGGAGCCCCGTGATCCTGATGTTCCTCCCGGTGGTGGCCCAGAGGGGCTACGCCCGGGGTCGCCGCAAGGCCATGCGGCCGGGTGACACCATGATGTCGTCGGAATCAGGGAACTACGTCCACGTGCATGCCGGTGGAATCGTCGACATCGCGGCCGACCCCGTGACCCGCCGGATCTTCATCCCCCTGCTCCACCAGATCAAGGACATCTGTGAAAACTATACCCTCGAGACCGCCGGGGGCGAGTTCCGTTGGAAGAACCGTCGGGATGAGAAGGGGATCGACGGGACCCCGGTGGAGCTGGTCTACGAGGTCAAGGAATTCAGCAAGGGTGAGGTGGTCTTGGTGTTGAAGCAAGGGAACGTGACCGACGTGACCGACATGCCAGACCGTCCCGTGGACCACAGGGCTGTGCAAAAGGATGGCGAAGAAGTGTTTCGCTGCACTGTCGACCGGGCCGGTAACCTCAAGGTCACGGCCGCGAGCACGACGCTCGAATTCACTGATGATTTCGACATGACGGTCGAGGGTGAATTCAACATGTCGGCTACCGGGAAGGCGAAACTAAATGGAGACTCAGGCGTAGAATTGGCAAATGCCACGGAACCAGCGGTCTTGGGCACGACCCTCAAGACCCAGTTGGAGGCGTTCCTCACGGGTATGTCCGTCTTGATGGACAGCCTGGCGGCCACGGGGGCCGCCTTGGCTGTTGCGGCGCAAGGTCCTTTGGCAGCCCTACAACCTGGGTTCCAGCAGATTGCCCCTGCGGTCACGACTACCAAGGGGTCGATCGAGACGTTCAAGACTTCCCTGGCCCAGGCGTTGGCTCGTGACACCAAACTATCGTAGACTAGAGTCATGGCGAACCTGTTCAAACCCAAGCCCCAGTTGACCGACACGTTCGAGAAGGCCGCGAGCCTCAGTATCCAGTTGGCCAACCCGCCGGAGGACTGGGAATCCGAGATCACGGACTACGCCTACCGGTTGCACCCCTGGCTAGTGGACTTTACCATCGCGATCGAGTTTCTCAAGAAGTTGCCGGATCGTCAGTATGGGATCGGGAGCATCTTGGTGTCGGCCAAGCAGCCAATTTCGCCCGAGCGTCAGCTCGGAAGCGCCTTCCAGCAAGGACCACAAAGTCAAGGAGCTGAGCAGGAGGTAATGGCCAGTATCCCGTTGATCATTGCCGAGGGGACCCTCGCGCCGCTCGATATCTTCATCTCGGGATCAACGGTCTGTGCCCTGGACGAAGACAATTTCAAACGCAAGGCTGGGGAACTCACCCAGATGGGCAAGTATACGGGCCGGATTTCGTCCGACCCCACGCTCATTGGGTACCTATGGCCACCGTCCCGTACGTTCTTTTTTGGGTCCGGGGGCATGGACATGGGGTCCGCCATGATGGGGGGTGTCAAGCTGGCGGAAGACAGTCGTCTCGACGATGCCAAGTTTTTCTACAAGGCCCAGCGTCTTGGGGTTGAGGAACTTGAGATGTTGTCCGATTTCACAGGTGTGCCGTTTTCAGACCGGTTTTCCAAGGGGGCTGCTTATGTGAACCCCCAGAAGGTCAAGATCCTGCAGGAGAAGGTCGCCCAGGAGCCTGGGCTGGCCGATATCCTGGGGCCTTTGATCGAGGCGTTGGCCGGGACGTCCTCAGGAGTCCCGCCGGTCCGGGGGCCAGTGGTCCAGGTGCTCCAAGGGGTTGATGGAGCCACCGTCCGGGCCACCGACCCCACGGGGTTTAGCTTTACCCGCAGGGCTTCGATCGACATCCCCGGGGGCACGGACATTGGCAACGGGATGTTCTGCAGCCTCAAGCCCACGGCCACGATTAAATCGTCGAACGCCACCACCGTGAAGTTCGAATACCCGGCGGTCTGCGCCGCGACCCTGCAGGACGGCCAGGATCAGAAAGTTGGGTTCTTGGTCTCCACGGTGGTGGACCTTGACGGTAACCCCACGGGCAAGAGTCTGTTTGTCGATGCCAAGCGTCAATCCTGGGCCATGGAGTCGACACTCTATTGCTCCGTGGGCCGGGAACTCCAGGACATGAAAGGTGGGGTGCCCCAGGGCACTGGTTTCTTCCTTGCGGAAGGTGAAAAAGGACTTGTCGCCATGGTCCCCATGACCGTCCGGTCTATTGCCAAGGCCAAGGAAGGGACATGCTACTTCTGCACAGTCCACGAGTCTGGAGTGGCGTCCCGCGGGTTCCCGATGGACACGAGCCTCAAGGTCTACGTGGCCCAGGGGCTCCGGAGTCCCATCTATAGCCCCGAGACCCAGGTCCTCACGGTTCCGGCATTTTTCAAGTGGGTTCCACTTGGGGATACAAGGTTTCGGCCGTTCGCCCCCCTGCGGGTGGACCCGACGGTCAAGGTCATGAAGCTGGCGAGTAACCTGTTTGCTCTCGAGGGCCAGGCGGTTTCCTCGATCGTGACCGAACCATTGGATTCAGATGATACCGCGCTGGTCTTGCTGGCCACCGGGGTGCCGGCCAATCAGGTCGAGACCGTGTTGGACAAGGTGGCGGACGAGGGGCTCGTGGAACTCACGGGGTGCCGTACCCTTGTCCCGAGGGGCAAGGTCTCGGTGGAGATCCCCTGGGTAGACATCGAATTCCTCAAGGCCGCGGCCATGCTGGACGATCCCAACAGTGTCGACGCTGTCCTGGGGCTTGGGCTCCTGGATACCGAGATCGAGAATGACTACAACTCGATGGCCCAGGACCTGGAGCGAGCGCAACAGAAGGTTGCACGGTTGCTACTCCTGAGCCGCCTGGGGATGCACGAGATCCCCGAGGGCCCGGCCAAGGTGGTGATGACCCGGATGCAACCCATTATCGACTCCCTGCGGGCAATCTCGCTCCAGGGGCTTTATCGATGAGCCGCCGTGGAGATCCCGGCGCGGGAATTCTACCGGTACCTCTTGCTCTGCGGGCATGATGCCAGTGGGATCACCAGGTCACTGGATGATCACCTCGTATTCCTGCCACCCAACACCGATCAATATTTCGACGAGCAGCGCGAGTGGGCCCTGGGGCTCCTGGGTCAAGGGCATCATCAAGTTACCCAGGCGATCCGTAAGGCCGGGTACTATGACATGTGGGCAGCACATCGGCGCCGGCGGGCAGGGGAATCGTGCCAGGTGGCCTACTCGCTGGTCAACAACCAGATGTTCCGTAACCCGATCGAAGCCTTGTTGCTCAACGGGTACACCGACGACGAGGTCGCGGGTGCGATCAACCGGTCCATCACCCATCCCCACGCGGTCAAGCTCCAGGACATCACGGCGTACCGTAGGTATTTTTTTAACCCCCGGATTCTCAAAGCCCGGGACATCTACTACCTCACGCTGAAGTGTGGGTGGCTCCGGTATTCCCTCCTGGGGCTCGAGCCCACGTTTTTGGAATTCGCCTTGAGGCTTCGGTATAGTACCGGCAGAACCATTCAGGAGACTGCCTACATCCGCGGGTTGCAAACTTGGCTCGTTACGCTAGAATCATTACCCATCCGGACGGATCGCGAGGGGATCAAATCTCTCTCGGGATTCCTCTCATCCGTCAAGACGTTTGACCATAGCGATCATTTCAAAAAACCTGAAGACACCTTGATCGTAAAGTTGATGACTGAAAACGCAAGTCCCCTGGAGGTTCTGTGACGCAACACCTGCAAGTTCAACGAAGCCTTGAGGTCGGGGGGATCCCCGTGTCCTCGATTGCCAACCAGGCGGCCAGCCTGGTGGGGTCATATTTCCATAAAGCTGGTCCCCACGTGGTCGTGGACTACAAGTACGATGCCCCGACGAACAAGTTTCAATTCCATATTTTTCCCAGGGTTCCGGACTACGAGACCTTCCTGCCCGACAACCAGACGTTTGCCAAGGCCATGGAGGGGGCGGTCATCGAGGTGTTGGGCAAGTCGGTCCAGGTGGACGCTGAATTTCATGAGGAAGAGGGCGTGAGCCCCTCGGGCCACCGGCTTGACACAAGGGTCATGGCCTATTGGCGAGATCCCTCGGGCGCCATCCAGTACTTCCGTGGATCCAACGGCAGGATGACGGATCGGAAACACAAAAACCCGGTTCCAATGGTGTGGTTCAGCGTGGGGACCGGGGCAATTTTGCTCGACCCCAACCTGGTGCTCGAGCGCATCGCGGGAGCAATTGTTGCGCGAGCCGAGAAGTTGGCAGGAAAGCCCTAAACCGCTGCATCGATGGAAGCCTCCACCTGATCCCAACGCCACCACCGACGTCCAGGTGGTGGAGCAACTTCCATCTAGCCTTGCGGTCAAGATCATCCGGCTGCGGGATGGCGGCGGGATGCCCTTCACCTTTACCCGCAGGCCGTACCTGTATCCACTGTACGACCGATGGCACAAGCGCATGGTTGTCATTGGGGGCCGTCAGATAGAAAAAAGCTCGTTTTTATCAAACATGATGCTACTCCCTGCGGTAGCGCAACTCGACGGGCTCCGGGGATTCCGAACCCTGTACGTCGCGCCAACAGACAAGCACACCCGGACATTCGCCTATGACAAGCTCGACGGCACCCTACGGGCCAGTCCCCTGTTGCGCGAACTGTTGGGCAAGGAGGTGGTGGATAACCTGTACCACAAGGAGTTCTCCAACGGCTCC